CCCACAAGGGCCACACAAGTGGGGGTTGAAACCCTCAGATGTGTGTGTGCCTTGACGGGGGGGCCTACTCTTTCTGCACGACAAAGGTAGTCGTGCGTGATTGGATCCTATGCAAAGACCTATTGCATATTGTACCACTAGCTACGGTATGATTCGCGCTTATACCTGTGATGTATGCGCCTAGTTAACTAGGTGCACGACAGGGGTGTGTGTGGAGGATCTGTTTCACTTTTGCGATCGAAGGGGTAGCTCCCCTTCTTTCCATGGCAACCCGCGGATTATCGACCCGCGCGCGCCTTAGTGACTGCGTGCAATACGCAGACCGGACTAACCAATGTCCGGGAGCTCTAAGCTCTCACGGTACCACCCAGGGTCAAACTCTGGAGCACCTTATGGCAACTTCCATCACGACCGAAAGTCGTGGCTTTTTACCGCCAAACCGCACGAACGCCTTAATCGGCCGACGTCTTGTTGTTTCAACGTCGAACAAAGTGAACGGGAGGGTTGACTTGCAAAAGCAATCCCCTCACACTTTCCAAAACGTAAGGATCATCAACCCAAAAGGGCACGGATCCTGGAACGGCACACCCGCTGTGGACGACGCAAGCGTCTTCTACGGCCCTTCCTCGGCAGTGGTGTCGAGGGCGGAACAGGTGGCTTTGGCAAAATGGAGAGGAAAGTTGCGTAAAGGTGACGCCTCCTTAGGCGTTTCCCTTGCGTCCTGGGCGCAGTCGAGAGACATGATAATCTCTCGATCTAAGAAGGTGTTACCACCTCTTACGGCGACGGAGCGAGCATTGGAGACCTTACGAAAGGCCCAAAAGCGCGGTGAGAAAATTGACAAGCGTTACCTTAACCGGTTAGCGCGTGGTCGAGCTTCTGACGTGCTTGAGGTCGAATTCGGGTGGCTTCCATTGTTCTCTGATATCCATTCTGCACTCTTCACAGTGTGTCAGGATGGTGTTCCCCCGTCGTGGGTCACCGGTAGACATAAGTATGTCTATACGGAACGGCAGTCGTCCTCGTTTAAATCTACTGACATTCTTGTCAGTGGGATGGTAACGGTGGCTTCGACTGTGCAGATCACGAACCCCAATTTGTGGCTGCTTAACCGCCTGGGTCTCATCAACCCGGGAACGGTCATTTGGGATCTAATCCCTTGGTCGTTCGTCGTGAATATGTTTGTGAATATTAATGCTATTCTGGAGTCGTTCACCGACACCGTGGGGCTTGATATCTCGAACCAGTCAGTGACGAAAAGCTATTCCGCTCTTGCGACAACGCGCGCCTACTCTTCGGAGGCAAATATGAAGCTAGGTAACTATGCTTCATGGGACACGTATCATAAGAACCGGACTAGGACGACAGGCACGATACCTGCAGTCAAATGGGCATTTCGAGTTCCCGACTTGAACTGGGAGTTGGCGCTAATCGCGACTTCTCTCGTAGTACAGAAGATGAACAAGATAACCCGTCTCGTCGGTGCACTGACACAGTCGTCGGCTCTCAAGCCACAGCTGTTGTAGTGAACTGAATCTTAACCTCTGCAAGTCCTGCAGAAACCTTTCTCAATGAAAGAATCCACGCAAAATGCCTCAAGCAGCAAATATCACCGTCAAGAACGGAGCCGGCACGCCGGTTGACAAGATCTTCACTCTCTATGGACCCGCCGCTGGCGATGGAAGCATCGCTAAGTGGGCCCTCAAGGAGGGTTTGATCTCGTCGGTCTTTCCGACATTCACTGCCTCGGCCCGACAGTCCGGGAACCAGGGTCGCAATCTGCAACTGAAACTTCGGATCCCGTCGTCCTATACGGACTCGGTAACCGGACTCACCAAGGTGGGTTCGGCTTTCGAAGCGAACGTCGCAGTAGCGGTCCCGGATGACTTCCCGGAGGCGCTGAAGAATGACGCGGTGGCCTTCACGGCCAACCTGCTGAATCATGCCCTTGTGAAAGAGCTGATTCGCGACGCGCTTCCAGCAACCTAATCGACAGCTAAGTCGATAACTGAAGGAGCTACATGGATAACCAAGTTATTCGTGTTGTTGAGAGCCTAGCTTTCAACATAGGCACTCCCCGTGCATTAGCAGTTTTACTGCTAGTGCGTGCGGGAGAGTGGGCTGAGTTGCAACAACTCAGAGTGGAGCCAAAGAACTATGGGGACAGCGAGTCGTACTGGAAGGACTGCATGATTACAGACCTTCTCAGAAAATGCGACCTGCCTAGTACTATAGATCGTGAGGCGGCAGCGGTAGCAACTTTTGAGCTTTGCGAGCATCAATGTGCTACTACCAACAGCAGATTACGACGGTATCTGCCGGAACACCTCTTTATTGAGGAGCCGGACTTGCCCGTTTACGATTTCATCAATCGTTGGCGTAAAAATGTGATCAAACTAATGGGAAATCTGCCGGACTCTCTACTCCCGCGGTTCTCCGGGGGGGCCACGTATGCTGACACGGGATTGCTAAAAACAATACCGGACAAGATGTCCAGCACGCCAACCATCTACTCTGCGACAACTTGCTTGCTGCCCCTTTGGGGGGAGACGAGCTGGGCGCGATCTTTAGTGAAGACGCGCCCTTGGCAAAGTAGACCTCGTCAGGTCCGAGGCAATATTTTCTTTACTGTCCCCAAGGATGGAACTAAGTTCCGGGGATGTGCTAAAGAAGCGTCGATCGCAGTAACGTACCAACTCGACGTTGGACGGCTGCTGAAAGACCGATTGCTGACGATTGGCATCGATCTGCTGAGGGGGCAACCTATGCACCAAGCTGCTGCAAAGCTAGCTAGTGCGGACGGGAGCCTGGCAACGATCGATATGAGCAATGCTTCCGACACGGTTTCCCGTGTCCTCGTGCAGCTCCTCGTAAGAGGGGATTGGCACGAATTGCTCTGCTCTCTGCGTGCAACGCATACGCGGGTGAACGGTAGATGGCACCGACTGGAAAAGTTCTCCTCAATGGGGAATGGATTCACGTTCGAGCTAGAAACTGTAATCTTTGCTACGCTTGCGCGAACCGTCATTGCAGATGAAGGGGGTGACCCCGATTCTGTGATGTGCTATGGGGACGACCTCATAGTACCAACCCAGTATTACAAATCCGTAATTGCTGGGCTCCGGTTGTTCGGTTTTACGCCGAATTCTAGGAAGACCTTCGCCGAAGGTCCCTTTAGAGAGTCTTGCGGTGGCGATTTTTGGGACGGAAAACCCGTGAGGGCTCACTATCTTGAAAATCTACCAGATGAACCGCAACATTGGATCTCCTTGGCTAATGGGCTTCGCAGAGTGGCTCTTGCAGACGATCGCTGTCTCCATCGCTGGGACATTGTTCGGACTGCTTGGCTACGCTGCTTGGACCCTATTCCAAGTCATATCCGCAGGTGCCGCGGCCCTGAATCTCTAGGCGACGTCGTAATACACGACGCCGAAGAGTTTTGGGCGTGGGCGGATCCGCCTAATACCCGCCACCAAGTGTCGTTTGTTGAACGTGATGCCGGTCCTTCACAGGATGGGCTTCCTCGACAGAGGACTTACACGCTAAACGACGGCTCGAAGGACGGTTGGGAGCAAGGTTGGATCCATGCCTACGTACCCGTGCCCAGTGTGCTACCATGGCATCACTGGTACCCTGAAGTGCAACTAGCAAGTTGCACACTCGGCCTACCTGCCGCTGGCGTCACCCCAAGGGATGGCGTCGACGGTTATAGGATTGGAAGGGTTCCCGCAAGGGTAACTTCCTCATGGCTGCCGACTCCGATGGGCTGACAAGGCTCATCGGCGTGCTTTAGGAATTCATCATTCCTTTGGATCCCGCAAGGGGATC